CCGATTTGTTTTAAAGGCTCGGTTTCTCCGGATATTCCGGATCTGATTTTTTCCCACATATCGCTAGTTCCTACGTTATAAAACGAGGACATGTCACCAGTTAATTGGACTAAATTTTTGGACATGCTGGCGCTCGAACTTTCAGAAACTCCGGAGGATTTTAGCATAGCACCCATAAACCCAACCCATTGCGTAGATGCTGTTTTAGATATGCCTGCGCTTTTGGCTGTTGTACCAGTCCATGCTTCTATTGCTTTCCCACTTGTTTTAAATGTTGTTTCTACAACATTCTGTGCTTCGACTAAGTCGCTGGCGCTGGTTGCAAATTTATAGGCATCTTCGGCCAACGCTTTAATGCCAAGCCCAAGGCCAATAACCGACGCGGCTTTCAAAGCCGCACTTGCTATATTCCCAAAAGATAAACCCATACTTGTACTGGTTGATTTACCTTTTTTGTCTATTTTATCAAGTTGACTTTCCACGCCAGTGTCCTTAAGCAGTATGCTCCCGAATAATTCGAAGATCTGAATTTTAATTACCCCCTTCCCCGATCTGCCGCTTTAATTTCCTCGGCATCTTTTAAAACTTTTTCAGCATCAATTTTTTCTGCTTTTGGTTTAAATGTTTCCTCTTTATATTTTTCAAATGATATAAAATTATCTTTATCCATATGCGTTCCGTAATCAACCAGCCACTGCTGCCAAAGCTTATCTTCAATCTCCTTGTTATGAGCATCAATAAGTAACTTCGTTATTGTTTTAAGTCTCATTTTTGAGGTGCAATCAATCCCATAATGGCTATGGAGTAGGTAAAGAGTTTGCGCGTAACCTATCCCATAGCTTGTGCTAAAAAATCCGTTGTTTCTTTATCTTGAAATATCTCTTTTATGGTATTTATGGTTATCATAAAGCTTTGTGCTTTTATTTCTTCAATCGTTTTATCTTCAAAAATTGCAACAACTTCAAAAACTTCTTCTTTGACTTTTGCGGAATTCGTTAAGACGTATTTAAAAAGATCAATGCCTATAAGTTCGTTATTAATGCCCTCTTTACCTTTGTTTTGGTCTGCAATTTTCTTCCTATATCCGTCAATGTCGAGTTTGTCGTATAAAACTACGACAACTGGCAACATATCAAAGACTTTTTCCGTATTTAACATTTAAATTTCTCCTTAAAAGAAAAGCCCCTAATTAAAGGGGCATATCTTAGTTATTTATTACTGAAACAATCGGGAATGTTGCAAGTACACCGCCAGCCAAAGATTTAACCCTATTAGCGTCAAGCGTAGGCTGTGCATAAGAGATTGTAACCGCTTGCCCTGCTGTCGGGGCTGTGGTGGGGGTCAATATAATAACTGATAAATCGTTAGGGTCTCTGATTGCCGCAGTTATTACATCACCTACACCCAATAGACTGGCCGTAAACCCTGTAAGTGGAACAGTCAATCCAACAATGTCGCTAAAGTCCATACGAATTTTACCACCGTTGATAATTGGAGCCGCCAGCATATAAAACGCTGCTAATGCTCCAACTTGTGGATATCGAATTTCGTAAGGGCTTATGGTCGGAGTGGATGGGTCAATAGAAGCCGTGAATGTAATTGGCAAGATGTTGTCAACGGCATCCTTGTTGCTGAATTTAATACCGTCGCTCGACAAAACATTTTTAAGGATAATTATGACTGGTTGCAAACTACCGCTTAATCTGCCCACAATAGCGATATTATCAATATAATCAGTCAAGGCAATCTCTGTTTTGCCTGTGATAGTGTCATAATTTGCGTTTATAGATATATCTACAACACCCATAAGAGCCATTTTAAGGATGTCGGTTGTGAGTTCAAGCATGTTGACTTTAAGGGTTACATCAGTGCTTATAATTCTTGTCAACCCTTTAACTGTGCCTTTTAAACCGTCAACTTTTACATCACGAGTTTTAATTGCAATTGCAAATTCATTGCCGCCGGAAGTTGCTCCTATTAACGCCTCGGTTGATAAACCATAGTTTTTATATACTGCTCCGGCATCAATAAGCAAATTGTTAGGTGTATTTGTGGTAAAGCCTATTGTATTTGTGCTATTAATGTTAATCTCCCTCTTTCTTTATTTATTGTAAACCGTGACGACATATCTTAGCTGCCGCCTTTGAATGTGAATTATCGGGTCAGGTAAAACAAGCCTGTAAGGTGTATTGCGATTGATAGAAACATTCATAACGCTGTCGTTATATTGCAAGTGGTTCAGTGCCTTGTGAATTGCATCTGCTATGCCCTCGATCTCCGTTATGTCCGTACTTTTATCGTCCCATATGTCAATTTCTAAAAGGCAACTGTCTGAATATGAGTTATTGATCAGAGTATTTGGAAATTTTATCTCTGCATAAGGATAAACTTTTACTTCTTCCTCGGGATAATGATCTGCAAAAGCCATACAAATGGGATTAATCATGTTGTAAATTAAAGTGTAAAGTTCTAACATTTTATCCTCCCATCTTCTTGTAAATTTGCACCGCTTTGTTATAAATTTTTGGTATGGCGTTCATTGCGCCCGGCTCTAAAAAAGGCTGTGCTGTTTGTCCTATGCCTTTTTCAACATCAATTGCATAAGGGGCAGAGGCATTTGCTCCGATATAAACACCTGCATTGTCAGGCATAACATCAAAGATTATTGACCGCTTTAAATTTCCCTTGTGATGGTCTTTGTAATCTTTTCCAACTGGTGTAATCGGCTGTATCTCTGCCACTGCTAAAACACCAACACCTTCACAAAACTCTTTTTTATGGAGTTCCATAGCTTTTAACACTTGTGCCTTGAAACTTGTATATTTCATTTCCATTATTGCACCTCTAAGGTCATAACTTCAAAGTAATCCCATTCAATTATTTTTTTAACTTCGTGCTGCTCTGTACCGTATTTTAAGATTGTGCCTATCTTTATATCCACTATATCATCGATAAAAAATCGCTTTGTACATTCAATATTGTACCCATATGTCTTTAGCAACAAAGCAGTGCTGTACGGTTGCATGTCAACATCAATATCCCTCACAAAAGTTAACACGCCCGGTATAGTAATGCCGTTTACCTTTGTGCTTGCCCCTTTATTCCACACACCCACCGTATAATTAGTAAACATAATTGCCGTCCCTTGCTTGAGCCATGCGGATAAAAGGTGAGGGCAAAAGGTCTTTTACACCTTGTCCTAAACCGTCCTCATATGTTCCACTGCGTAAGCCTTGTGCAAACTGCTTTATGCCCTCGTTGCCACGCTTGTGGTAACATAAGACTACGTATTCGATTAGTGCGTCGGTATAGACAGTTGTAACGTCTGTGGGTAGTGTGGGCGGGTCTGTGACAGGCGGGTCAGGGGCGTTCATATATGCCGTGAAGGGTAACGCCTTTGCGGACATAAAGCGTGAGCAAGGCGTCCTTCGTCGTGTCCGATATGTTTAAAACTGTTTTAATATCGTCTAAAACTGCCATTCATTTTACACCTCCTAAAAAGGGAAAGGGCAAGCTTTACGCTTTGCCCTTTTTATAATATTCCGCTATTTTAGCTACGTAAACTACTTTTGCGGCAACCTCGGCGAAACCCTCTTTTAAGAGTTTTGCCTTTTCTTGTTCGGTTTCAACAATTCTGTGAACGTTCAACTTTTTAAGTTCAAACATTATGCCAGAGCCTCTTTGATATTTACAAAGACTGTTGACATTTTGTTATCCATAATCCATAAATCATGATATTTGCGATAGTCAAGTTTCCAAGCATCAGCAACCTGATTGACATCAGGTGCAAAGATGCGCATGTTGTCGGTTTTCGAAATAGCAATAGGAGTAGTCGCAGCTGAGATAATCCAGTTGATTGATTTTGCTGTGCCTGCTGGAGTAAATCCACCTGCTGTTTGTCCTGCAGTTTTGCCATCATTAAAGACATAAGCGGTTTTCATTCTTGCGGATGGAACTTCTTTAATCGGGCATTCGTCTATCGATATAACGCCGGATTGTAGTTGACCGTTAAATGCACCAACCTGTAACTGGCGCTGCATTTCGGTAGAACTTTCAAGGATAGCTAATACTGATGTCGGAATTGTGACAATAAGAGGAATAGCGCCGATTGCATCTTGAATTGCTGCAATGTCGGCTTTCAGTTTGCTGTAAATATCAGCCACAATAGGAGTGTATCCGCCTGATGCTCTGCTGCCTGCAATAGCAAGTGAAGCAATGGTTGAATAACGGTAAGCATCTATTTCAGGGATAACCATTGTGCGCTGAAATTCTCCCATGAGGTTAGAAGCGTTCGCCACAAAGTTGGTTTCGTTAACGTCCATGCTGTCAAGGCTGAATGTCCTGCCTCTGTCCTGCCCCATTGTTTTAGTTTCATAGGCAAGAGTAGCAGCACCTTGAACAAAACCTAAAGAGCGGTCATAGTTGCCTAAGCCGTCCATAGAGATTTTTGGAATCTTAACGGTATTACCGCCGTTGTAAATTACAAGTCCTGCATTGCCTTCCATCCAGCCGGATGTAGAAGCCGCCACGACTTGCTTGTCGAGTTCCTGCATAAATAAGGTTGCGTAAGTTAAAGTATTTATTGCCATGATATATTACCTCTTTCGTTTTTTAAATTATTTCATGTATTTTGCGATTTCTGCTCTTGCCTTTTCATCGCCAACGTTGCCACCTTTAGCGGCTGGAGGAACGTAACTATTGCCCTTTGCAAATTCGGTCTTGATGGCCTCGTCGTGCGTTGCAAACAGATTTTTTAACATTTCTATATTCTTTTTTGTCGATTCTTCATCGCCGACAATAAAATCAACTAATTCACTCGGCAATTTCAATTCCTGAAACTGCTTTAAAGTTTTATTGGTCAATTTCTCTTTTAAAGTAGAATTTTTCATGTTCTCAAATTCTGCTTTTAATTGAGCCATTGCCACGTCTTTCGGGTCTGCATCTGGAAAACGCTTTTTGACTTCCTCGTCAACCATTTTTGTAAGATTATTTGTTTTCCACGATTCGAGCCCTTTGTTGTGGTATGTGTCCATGCGTGGTTGTAAAAGCTTTTTGCCTTCGTCGCCCTCTAAAAACGCATTAACTCTATCAACTGTAGTAAAACCGTTGACATAATTTTTAACCTCGGGCAAATCTTTGTTTGTTTCCATAAATGCTTGTACTTCTGCGATATCCATTTTGATAAACTCCTTTTTGCCCTGCGCGTAAATCAATCCGCGAAGTGCATAATTAATTTTTGATATAAAAAATCGCCCCGTTTGGAGCGATTAATCGTGAGATTTTTTTATCTCAATTCGTATTTCTTGATAGA